CAGTACCATCAATAAAATCATCCTTAGGACAGGCACCTACACCAAAACCAGCAACATCAAACTCACCCTCACCATACATATCACCCATAATAGCAGTTTCACCACCCAATAGTGGCACATCACCACAAAGATGCAGACCTGTATTAATACCAGCAATCAGATCCATAGCGTCCATTTTAGTCAAATCATTTACTGCAAGATAGTCATTAAAAAATAAAGGTTTAGCACCAGTGCATACAATATCGTTCATTACCATTGCAACAAGGTCAATACCCAAATTACTAATACTCACACCTGGCTCATCTTTATAGTCATTATATAACATAACTTTAGTACCTACACCATCTGTAGATGATATTAAATAATCCTCACCAATATCAAATGCACCACCAAAACCACCTAACCAAGGCATTTTCTTGGCCAATCTTGCATTAAAAACATCCTGCTCGTGCAGGTCTACTCCACTTTCTTTATAATTCATCCCATTTTCCTATTGGGCAATCAGATGATCGTATTCTTGCTTTAACAAGTAACATACAACCACACAAATTGCAATAATTTATCCAACCCCTATTTTTAAGGTCTCGGACGTGTTCACACTCCTTGCATACTGCAAGTCGTTTCTCTTTTAATTCTTTTGTTTTCTTTTTATGATATTTCTCAAAATTTGTCTGCGACATTTTTATCTAATCTAATCTCTTCAAATATAGGCAGGAAAAGTGATTTTTTATCTTTGTTTTTGTCTTGTATCACTTCATTGTATTTCACTGTGATGATTTTACCAACAATATCACCTGCAACCATTTTACGGTCTTCATCATTGAATCCTGATCCAACGTGTACCTCTAATCCACCATCAGCACTCACGCACGTAACAGAACCCATAAGACCCTCAATACGTCCTGTTCCTTCATTCCACTCAGTCACTAACAAATCTGCTTCAAGTTCTGCTTTCATCTTTACTTGATATTTAGAACGTTTATCTTCCCAAGGGGAGTCACCATTCTTTACAATAACACCCTCTTCACCATCACTTAATGCTTCATTAAATAATAGTTGTGCCTGTTCAAAGTTATCAACAAAAGCAGTAGTCTGTATTTCAATCAACTGTTTATCAAACGTATTACTAACCTCATCCATACGTTGACGCAATACATCTAACCTATCAAAATAAGGTATATCACACCTCAATGCCTTAAAATCATCTAAAGGAATTAAATCCCAAGCAACCAAACGCACCCTTTTAACTTCCTCTTTACTTATTGTACCTTTAACTGCTTTATTTAAAATACCATTACCAGTCTTACGATCCAATACATATTCTAAGTTCTCATCAAGTACAACCAATTCACCATCTATAACTGCAGACCTGAACTGGTCTAAAGTAGCACCGCTTGGTTTTGAATAAAAAACACTACGCACAACCTCATCAAAATGACCGTGCAATTCAATATCCTTTCCGTTTCTACTACGTATCTCAACATTACCATTTGCGTTCATAATAATGTTTGCTCTCATACCATCGGACTTTATTTGTACAATTGCAGGGTATTTAATATGTTTGAAGTTCTTTTCATTATATGCACTGGCAAGCATACAAGGGTATTTTTCAATAAAACCTTTACCATAAGCCTTATTAACTGTGCTTACATTTACACCACATTTAAGATCCTTCCCAATAATACGTGTAACCACATCTGCGTCTTCAAGTGTCAATGTTTCCAAAACCATTTTTAAATGGTCACGTGCATCATTACCAGTCACAACCCTATCAGATAGCATTTTTAATTTACCCAATGCCCAATCCAAGTCTAATTTTTCAGTAGTAACATCAAATATAAAATCAGGTATTTTGCGAATATAATATTGTGTATATGGGTCTAGAGTAGCCTTAACCACACGTTCAAATAATCTATTATCTAAGTTTTCTTCTAAAACATTAATCTTAAATAACCTTCCATTATCACTTTCTAACTCTTTTAATATTTCACTTACACTTTTAAGCATTAATCAACCTCACTTTGGTTAATCCACACACTACAATTAATAGCAACATTACGTGAATCTTCAAAATACACATCTAAATCAACATTATCATATCTAACACCAATAATAAGTTCTTCGCCGTGGTAATTTTCAGTAGTCATAATTTCCATTTTATCCACTGAAAAATCCTCTACTTCAACTTCTTCCTCTAAAGCAAAGAAAGTACCTTTATCTGCAGTTTCGTAAGTCATAATATACTTGTGACCTGCATAATCATCTTCCTCATTAGATGGTATATATGTTTCATTTAATTCAGTTGTTCCAATTTCTTCATTTTCAAATACCATTTCACCATCAACTTGTACATCCAATTTAGCACTATCAAGTGTACAAACAGTTTCATGTATAATAATATTATCTGCATCCCAAATTGCATTGTGGTATTCACCATCTTCCGATTGTAGAAAACGCATTTCCATAGGAATAGAAACAGAAACATCTTCGTCATCCCAACATAAACAATAATCAGTTAATTCGTCTTCCCTATCTTTCCAATAGTCGTATTGTGCTTCAGTAATAGGAATATTAACTTCCTCACCACCATATCCCCAGATACTAACATCATTAATTTTATTTACCACAATACAATCTCCTGTTGTCTAATTACATTTTTATGACCACCACCACCTGTTTTAAACAATGGTGTACTTAAAATTCTATGTCCCTGACCATCACATTTAGGACATTCGCCTGGTTCTTTGTACTCAGAAGATGGTCGGTTCATTTCAAACACGGTGCCACACTTTTCACATCTATATTCATATATCATAACAACAATAATCCTAAACTAAAAATTAAAATTTGTGGAGCGAAGTTCAATAATATTGAATTTTCTTTCCACATTAAACCAACTACTGTCCAACCAATAGCACCAATTAAATGAACAATAATATTGATTGGATACATGTCTAAAGTATGAAGAACAATAGCAATTAAAACCATTGTTGCAGAAAAATACTTTAAATAATATACCCACCTATGATTACACTCATCCCTCATTAAAAATCTCCAATAACATCCATCAAGTTTTGTAACTTATTCATCACAAAATAATTATATAACTTTTTCCTAGCACCTTTTGGTTCTTTCTTAAATGCGTTGAGAATATCATTTTGTAACAGTTCAGGCACTTCATCGAATTGTGTCAAACGTGAATTGCGTTGCCACCTTTCCATCATTTCTTCGTTACCTTCACAAATTTCTTCAGGTGTTTGTGTTAACCACACTTCAAGTTTCTTTTTACTGATTGGAGTTTGTCTAATACCTTCCACAAGAAAATCATCACCACTTAAAAAGTTTGGGATACCATCACCACGGTCACCTCTAATAATATGTTCTTTAGCATACCCAATTGGATCTGGATGTCTTACCCATTTCTTCTGCATAGGTGAATACTGTCTAACATTTTTGTACTTATGCAATTGAATAAAATCCTTATCACTAGATAAAATAAGTATCTTTTCTTCCATATGTTTATACTTACTTAATACACCAATAACGTCATCTGCTTCAGCGGCCATCACGTCAATGGTTTTATATGGAAAGTTTTCTTTTAGTTCTGCCTTGATTTTATCAAACCAACCAAACAAAATGTCCCAATCAAATGCCGATTTATCACGTCCACTTTTTCTTGCGTGTTTGTAGTTTGGAAACACATCACGTCTCCAATAATGACGTGAATCAATACATAATACCAATTCACCATATGTTTTACCAAACTGTTTACGGTATGACCTAAGTGTATTTAAAACCATATGACGCAACAAGTCTTCACTTACATCATTCATTGATTTGGCATGGGACATTAGACCACCAACCATCACTTGTGAATAATCAACTAATATCATTGTTCCAATACCTCCATTAATAATTTTCTAAAATCATCCATATCCCTTACCTTTACATCTTTAATTTCAAGGTCAGCATCATCACTAGAAAATATTAATGATCCAATTTCTAATCCAAACCCATCAGATGGTGGTTTTGTTTTAATTTCTTTTTTCTTATTTGGTATTTTTTTCTCTACCACTTCTTTTCCTTCATCAGGCATTTCATCTAAAAATTCCATATTATTTCCTTAATATAAGACCATCATCGAAACCACCAAATTGTTCACGTTTAGACACACGTGCATTAATAACCTCTTCTAATGTTACATTATTAATTTCCATTAATTTTAAAAATACTTCATACACATCTGCATATTCAGTTATATCTTTATAACCACTTTCTGCAAGTTCATCCAACTCTTCATAAATTTTAGCAACCACGTATTCTTTGAAAACATCTGGAGTAGTTTTTGGGTCTACAACAAATAACCTTTCTTCAGGTATAATCTTTACATAGTTATCTCTAATCAATTTCATTATAATTCACCCAATTCCTTAATGAATTGCTCATTCACATCAACCACTTTCCATTCTTCAATCTGATTATATAAAGCACCACCCTGTTCTTTTAGTTTATCAAGTTCATCTTGACATAACGTGTAAATAGGCATTCTAATAAGAATGTCAATGGTTTCATCATCCTCATTTAGGACTTTTAATTCATCTTTAATTTGTTGTTTGTTTTTGTTATTAAATTCAATATCACCTTTAATCACGGCTTCAATAAATTTAATTTTAGACATTAATAATTTTAAATCGGTAGTACCTTTATCAATTAACCAATTATAACGTTCAGTATATTTTGTTAAACGGTAGTTACAAAAGTCTTTAATAATATCAATAGTAGTATCGTAAACCTTTAACTCATTTTTATCATTAATAACCGTTAGATTTTGATTTAACTTTTTCTTTAGTTTAAATGTATTAATTATCTGATTTGGTGTCAGTGACTTACCACGTTTAAGTGTAATGTCAAACTTAAAACCAGATGAATCGCACTTATCTGTATATGATACCAACTTACCTTCATTTTCAAGTTTATCTAATAAATTAACATACGTTTCCCTATTATAACCAATAGGCACTTCTGTAATAATTAATTTAGTTTGACTTTTTAAATTAAATTCACCTTCACAATAAATATCACCATTTACTTCACTAATAGTACCTTTGAATTCTGGGTATGATGGTAATAACTTACGTTTTGATATGTCCTTACCTTCAAGATGTGCTTTACACAACTTAGAAAGGTCTTTAGGGTTATGTGGTTGAATTTCAGTCGCAAAACCAACAGCAATACCTTTAATTCCATTAACCAACACCCAAGGTATAATCGGCAAATAAAACGCAGGCTCGGGGTCTTCGGGGTCGACAGAGGGGTCTGTCACCATAGTATCAGCAAAATAACTTTCAAAGTTTTTATGGGTTTGTACATAGGTATATCTGGCGGCAGCTGCCTCTGGCACTAACCTACTACCAAATGACCCCTCACCCCTTAGTAATGGAACGTTATTACTGAAAGGTTGAACCATCTTTGTAATTGCTTCATTTAGCGATGCATCACCATGATGGTAATTTCCCTGACTAATGGTGTTACCACTTAACGAAGCAGTCTTAATACGATTAGTTTTTGCAGTTTTAAGTGCAGTATATAAAATCTTACGCTGTGACGGTTTTAACCCATCAATCATATTAGGAATTGCACGACTATACAATACATACTTAGAGTAGTCACGGTATTGTGTGTCTATCAATTGTGTTACATTCATAATATATTCCTCATTCAATACTTCGTATTATACCCTAACAACCAATGTTTGTCAAGCATACTAATTTAATAACCATTGTTTTCTAGGTATTGAATTCTTTCCAAATGCAGTTTCTAAACTACCAGTGGCACCACTATCATAATCAATAGTTTCTGTCACAGGGTTATTAATCATTAAATCATATTCTTCAACAGAAAGACTTCCTAATCCTTTATTGTATTCAATTTTCCAATCACTACCTAAACTATCATCAGCAAAGTCTTTTAAATCATAA